GTAAGATTTGAGCTAACAGTTGAAGCAGCTTGTAATGCCACAAAATGACTGCTATCTGAATCAGCAAGTCTTATATCTCCTTGAGCTTGGATCGTTAATCCATTACTATCAACAATTGCTCTTTCCGTTCCAGCAGTTGATAAGCCAATCGTATTTGCTGCCTTTCTAAAGATTCCTGTATCTGGATCACCATCAAAAGCAATTGCAGGTGTACTTGCTCCTGATGCATCATCAGCCAAAATAACACCAGTCATGGTGCCGCCTGATCTGAGCAATAGCCCTAAATTATCTTCTCCTACATCTCCTATCTCTCTAAAATTTGACCCGTCATAAACTTTTAATTTGTCATCACTAGATTTTCCGTAAAGCATAAACTTTACTGGATTACTAGGATCTGAACCGCCACTATTATTTGTTTTTATCGCATCAAGAATACTATTAATGTCGGCACGAACAACATTACCTGCGGCATTTTCAACTGTAAAATTCGTGACCTGTGACACTAGGCTTTTACGTTTTGAACTATTCTATACCCCTTTGCCGAATCCTACAGCTTGATAAGTGAAATTTCTGTCAAGAACTGTCGAACCATTTAAGAATTTAACAGTAAAACCTGTACCTGAAACACTTGTAATTGTAAAGAAGTCACCAGAAGCCATGTTTTGTGCAGTAATACCAATTGAAGGCAAATAAGAATTAGCCCCACCAAGAGAAGCAGTCCCAACAAAGAACGGTTTTGCGAATGTGATTGCTTTCCCTCCCGCAGTTGTTCCTGATGCAATGGTTGTTGTACTTTGCTCTGTCCTTGATGGAAGAATTGCTGTATAACCTAACTGTTGCACATTGAGATTTTGGTTTGTATTTGTTGTTGCAAGATTTGCTTTAAATTGGAATGCTCTCGCCTTAAATTCCCCGTTAGCAAAGATATTGAATGATCCATAACTTGATGCATCAGTACTTGTTTTTACAAAAACTTGGCAATCTGTATCATTTGCAGGATCTCCATCAAAGTTGCTAACACTGTCAAAATCAGTCCAAGAATCAATGTTACTACCAACCAAAAAACCTAAACTTTGAATATGCCTTTTTAACGTCAGAGTAAAAACGCCACCTAAATCTAAAGTATCTGCAAATTCATAAGTACCTGTTGCATTAGAAGCAGGATCTGTAAGCTGTAACGCTCCACCTGCAACCGCCGCATTTGTCTTGTTACCGCTAAACGGTGTCCCTAATAAATCTTCTCTTTTTGTTATTACCGCTAAAGACTGACCAATATCAGGTAAATCAATAATGATACTTGTTTCATTTGTTGAAAAACGTCCTCCATCATCTTGAAATTTTAAAATGTACTCACCTTCTAAAGCTGGAACAGTTGCTTCTGAGGTGTTTCCTGCTAATGCCTGAACAAGATCAACTGAACCTGCAAATGTACCAGATCCATCCGTTTTATTAGAGTGCCTAACATAAACACGTCCACCGTGCAAAACATCTGCATCAGTTGATTTATCCCATCTCAATCTTATTAAATGATCACCAACTGGCTCTGCTGTTAAATTTGCAATATCTGAAGGTACGGCTGTTTTACCTTCTGCATTAAAATTTGCATCTAAAGAAGTAGAAGATACTTCTAATAAAGCATTGTAAGAGAATACTTTAAATTCATAGGTTCCAACCTCACTGTTATCTATATGAATATCTGGCCTAAATACAATCTGACTTTCATAGTTTCCATTTGCAAAACGATATTGAACTAAATACTGATTAACACCATTAACAGGAACCCAAGTGACAAATAATCTTGAAATTGCAACGCCATTTCTAACAACAGTCTTTTCTTCAAAACTAATAGTAGTAGGTGGATCTGCTGGCTGACTTAAAACAGAAACATTTCTTGCAGGTAAAGCTAACCCTTCTTCGATATTTGCATATTTATTCGGCTTGTAAGACAACGCTGTGATTTTATAATTAATCCCATCTGCTTCTTCTACTGTTATTACTCTAAATTTCTGAGCTTCAATTGTGTCGCTAACTAAAAACCAAATTGAATTAATATTAGGTACTTCAGATAAAGCAGAAGCCAAACTAATTACTCCGTTAGTAATACTTAAGACATCTTTTGTTTCTACAGAGTTATCAGGCATAACAACACTGACCTTTTGATTAGCTCCTGTAAATGTTGATAAATCTTGTATATCATCAACAGTAATTGCAGTGGTCGTTGCAGTGTTTATCCGTCCAGATCTTCTAGCACCACTACGGACTGGATCATTTATATCTATTACGGCTCCAGGTCTAATTGATACTCCAGCATCAACAGATGTAGTAAAAGCAACGATTTCTGACTCATTTTGCTCCGCAAAAAGTATTGCCTTCCCTAATCTTTGAGCTTGACCACGACTTGTGCAAGCAAAAGCTTTTACATCTTTTTTAATAACTCCTAGCTTCGTTTTGGCAGTGCTATCTTCTACAACTTCATAATCTATTTCTCTTGAATCCATGTTGTAGTACCCAACAGCTACTACAGAATGTCTTGACTTAAGTGACGATCCAGAGTAAGAAAATCCTTCTCCAGTTACATTTGCAAGACTAAATAAAAAACTTGCATCTGTTGGTTTATCTTGTGCAAGACTAATTTTTCCAGCACTCCATATAGGCATACATCTCATTACTCCGCAAAGTTCTTGAATAACATTAAAAGCTTCTTTTGCAGATAAAATATTTACATTACAGCTAAATCTTGCCTCAGTACCACCAAAGCCGTCATCAACTAACGTGTTTGCAAATTTAGAAGCATCTACAAAACTAAATAAATCTAAATTACTATCAGTTATATGATCTCCTAACCCGTATCTGGTAGTTGTAAGCAGATCAAGTAAAATCATTGCAGGACATGAACACCATTGCGCCGCAGCCATAGTGCCATTAAATATATAGCCAGTAGGGTAAACAATTCGACCTGTATTGTTGTCTACAGTAGGTGTTCCAGATGATGATGCCCCTGCGCCTGGAATCCTTATTTTTACACCTCTTATTCTATATTTTCTATTAGGAATAGAACTTACTATTTTACTATCAAGTGTCAAAGCTGCATAAGCACTATTAGCATACGCTTGATGATCATCTACTAACTCTTGCATTGCGAACACGTTAAAACTATCTTCCAAAGACGCAGTGTTTGACGAAGATGTATCATCAGGAGTTATACGTACAACTTTTATATCAACAGGGAAAGCTCCGTTGATTGTTACTCTATAATCTTTTGAATATGAATCACCTGTACGGCCTGTAATCGTATCTGTAATAACATCAGAAAAACCACCAGAATTATATTGAATTTGTATTTTTAATTGAACACTTGAACCTAATAAATCACCATTATCTTTTGCATGTTGTAATTGTGGAAAGTTAATTGTAACTCGAACAGCATCAACAGTTGTTGTTGTAATCTGTTGAGTAACACCGCCATTTGCAACAGTACAGGCTCTAGGAAATCCAGAAATAGGACTGGATGATTGCTGTATTCCTGAAATATATGTTTGATTAGACGTACCGAAACGAGGAATAAAAGTTACATCCTGATAGTTGTAATCTGTTGTTTGAGGATTAGTTGAATTTGCTCCTTCTTGAAGAATAGGAGTGTTATCTAGAAAAACATCTTTTAACGCAGCAGTATTATATGCAGTTGTTCCTTGTGTACGACCTTCTTTCGATGGAGTCGCAAATCCTTCAATTTCACCCTCGCTTATTAAATCTTGAAGAGTTACAAATTGTCTACTGTTTAAAGTATCAGGTGCGCGTGTTGGTTTGTCATCCCCACCGCCAAAAAAACCACCTGACCCTCTTATTATTTTTGTCATGCTGAAACTTGATCTGTTGTTACGTTCATACTAATAACTGTAGAGCCTGTAAAAATTTCTCCATAAACAACTGGATGCGTAGTTCCTGCTCTAGATGTGTTTGGTGTCCCACCAAATTCAAAAGAAATACGTGGATCTTGATCATTTTCATCTGGTTTTGCAGGAGGGAATAAAAGATCCGATACTCCATTTAGAACAAGAGCAAGTCCAACATTTGCAGCAAGGGCACCTACGGCAAAACTTCCCAATGCAAGTCCACCAGTAAAACCTGCACCAGTCAAAGCAAGAGATCCTCCACCAGTGGCAAAAGCTAATCCAATTATTGCAGCTCCTAATAAAATCTGCCTACCTGCATTTCCACCAGCTCCAACAATCACAGGAACAATTTTTATCTCTTCTGCTACTGGATAATGAATTTCTTCTTCTCTTATATCCGTTCCATCAGATAAAATTTGGTAATATCTCTCATTCATATGAGCCGCTAACTGAGGCCAATTCATTAATAAAAACCTAATACAATCTCCAACACTATCTACATGAGCATCTAATTCACTATGTCCTGTGATCTCTTTTAGATCACCATATAATTTAATTGTTTTCAACATAGCGATACCTTCCTCCTGTACATTTTAGCAACCATTCGGAATAAGGTTCTTGGCAGCTTAAACGATCTGCTAAATGATGTAAAACTTCCCCATCTAAAAATATGGCAGCATGATTTAAGCCTTTACCCATAATCGACATTAATAAAACATCTCCATTTTCCAATTTTTCATCTGGTGTCAATAAACGAAAGCCTGCTGAAATCAGAAAAGTGTTTCCATTACCATCTTTTTCTGATACTGGATTTTCTATAAACTCTTCAGGAGTTATAGGTCGTGAACCTTTAATCAGATCAATTCCTTTTTCTTCTTGATACCAATCTCTAACTAAACTCCAACAATCAGTCACGCCCCAACACCATGACCTCCCTTTTAACGCTGGTTTATAGCCTTTTGGCTCGTAATAACCCCATTTTTCTGTCTTTGGATTAACAATAT